TGGATATAGTAAAAGATTATGTTACTCCAAATATTGATGCTAGTGTTTTTAATGCAATGACTACATATGATATTATACATAGTGCAGGTGAAACTATTGCTGATGTATTTCTGGAAGTAGCTGCTAATCTATCTTGTTATGTTTATTATGATGAAAATGGTATTTTTACTATGAGACCTTTTGATTATGACGAAACATTAAGCCCTGTTTATGAGTATACCTATAACGATATTAATTATATTGGGGCTACTAAAACATTACCAATAAGTAAGATATATAATTCAGTATTGGTAGTGAGTGACAACTTACAAAATTCTAATGCTCCAATAGTTGCTATGTTAGATAATAATGATGTTACTGATATTAATAGTGTAGTCAATGGAGCCATTAGAAAAGTATATAATGTAACAGATAATATTGCAGGCATTTATACTCAGAAACAAGCAGATGAGAGAGCAAGATATGAATTAAAGAAAGTTGCTTGTATGCAATCAACAATTAGTTTAACTACAACCCCCTTATATCATATGAGGGAAAATGAAATAGTCACTGTTACAGACCCTTATTTAGGTTGTAACGCAGAAAGATTTTTAATAAGTGGTATTAATTTTAATATTGGTGTAGATAATAGTGCTACATTAGATTTAGTTAAGACTACAAGATACTTGTAAAAGGTGGTGTTAATTAAATGAAAAGAGAAGCTAAAGAATTAAATAATTTAATTGAACAAGTTAGTCAAAAAGTTGTAGATAAAGTTGTTAATGAAAAGTATTTGGTAAGCCGTATGGCTGTTATAGTTAATGAATTTGACCCTAATACAAATAGTGCTAGTATTATTATTCCTACAGATTTAAGTAATCATACAGATTATAAATATCCTAATAGAACAGGTATGACTAGTTTACGAAGCACTGTTTGGGAAAATGGTCAAATTAAAACATATGGAGATAAAGTTTACTTAGTATATCAGAGTAACAATATATCTCAAGGTTGGTTAGAAAGTAATAAATCTTTAGATATTGTTAAAGAAGTAAGTAGAGATTATTTAACAAAAGTTGAAGCTGCTAATACATATGAAACAAAGACAGACGCTAATAACAAGTATGTTAAGAAAACAGGCGACACCATGACAGGTGCTTTGAATGTTAACAGTTATATTCAAACAAACGGTAGTGGAGCTAACTCACGAATAGTAGCACAAGATTCAGTTCATAACGGTCAAGTACGATTACAATTTGTTAACAATCATACACAACATGGTATTTATAGTACAGGCTATTCTGCTGATGGAACAACATGGACATCAGACGGAAGATGGATTATTTGCCGTGAAAGTGATGGCAGAGTACGGATTAATAACCGTGTACGTGTTGATGCAAATGGTAACATTAGAGCAGAAGGCTATGTTAGTTTAGGCGGTAATGTTTACGCAGATGGCGGCGATATTCATGCTGGAACTACCACAAAGGCACGGACAGCTAATAATGGTGTACATAGTGTAGCTGGCAAGATTTACTTACATACCGAAGGCACAACAAGTGGTAAGCGTGGTTTGTGGGTTAGTAATCGGAGTGATACATATAAAGAGATTATATCGGTAGACCAAAACAATAATGTGTCAATTCCAACCGATATAACCGTAAAGACAAATATTACATCAAGCACCAATGTAAATGCTAGCCTTGCAAATAACAACGTTTCTAGTACAACATATCCAACAACAATGAATATTGTTGATAATGCAAATAGAATTATTGCAAGAACTGAAGGGGTTGTAAATCCTAACGGGAATATTGGCATGTATATGTATGTCAGGAACTATAACACAAGCGGCGCACAAGTTGCTCAAAAGGGTTTACGGTTCCACATGAATAAAAGTGGTAATCTAACGTGGAGTGTAAGTGACCCTGCTAACTTTGTAGCAGCTATTAAATCATCAATAGTTGATGCTATTTATCCAGTTGGTGCGATTTATATCTCTACTAGCTCAACTTCACCAGCAACTTTGTTCGGTGGAACTTGGGAGCAGATAAAAGGTAGATTCCTTTTGAGTACAGGAGCACCTGATAATAACAGCAACACAGGTTGGGGTACTAATTTAACTTGGGACGGAACAAACAAGTACAACGAAGCAGCTGGCTCAACTGGTGGTGAATCTTTACATACTTTAAGTATTGCAGAAATGCCTTCACATAAACATGCTACTACTGCACAATTACAATGGGTAGATAGAACTGGTAATGTTCAATCGGCTGCAAACAATTCATATTGGACATATCAAGGAAAAGATACTTTAGAAACAGGCGGCGGTGGAGCACACAATAACATGCCTCCATATCTTGTCGTATATATGTGGAAGAGAACAGCATAAAGGAGTGATATATTATGTTTTATGGAAAAAATGTAGGGGTTGTCCCTTTAACTGATGCTGCAGGCATCACAAAAGTTTTTAATTGGCCATCACACAAAGGGCTTGATATTGGATGGTCAGAATCAAACTGGATGTACTGTCCAGTTCTTGCTTGGCAAGATGGTGTAGTTGTCGCCAGAGGGTATGGTTCTGAAGTTGGTAACTATATTGTTGTTGAGCATTATTATAATAGTGATAATACTAAACGTTGGACGGGATATATTCACCTTGACGCTTTCCCTACTGTAAAAGTAGGCGACAAAGTAACTATTGGTCATCAGATGGGCAATGCTAGACGTGGCAATACAGGCAATAGTAATGGGGTTCATCTTCATATTTATTTAACTAAAGAAGTAGAACAAAGAGTCCCTTACACTTGGAACACTATGCTTGCAAATTGCATAGACCCATATCCATATTTATATTGGAGTAAAGAGTTTAATTATAATTATATTGCATATACTGCATGGAAGAAGGAATTAAAAATGATTAAATATCCAGAACCTGTTAAGAGAAATGAAAAGGTTAATCAAGTTGAAATCAAATCTGATACAAGACGTTTAAGAAGCACTCCAGAAATTAAGAGCAATAATATTTATGATGATTATTGTAAAAAAGGCATTTATAATGTTCTTGATATGACGGTCAAAGAAGACTATACTTGGGGTTTAATTGCTGAAATTGATGGCAATAAATTCTGGGTTGCTATTATGGATGGGGAATATTTACCTAAGAAAGAAATTAAATATCCTGAACCAGTAGCAAGAGATGAAAATGTTTATCAGTGTGAGATTAAGTCTGACACTAGAAAGTTAAGAGTACAGCCTTCTTTACAAGGAGAAGAATATGATAAGCTTTGTAAGAAGGGTATCTATAATGTTCTTAAATGGCAAGCCGCTGATGGTTATGACTGGGCATTAATTGCTGTTATTGATGAGAATGAATTCTGGGTAGCAGTAATGGCTGGGGAAGATTTACCACCTGTTGAAAAGGATTTTGAAAAATTATACAACGAAGAGAAAAAGAAAAATGAAGAGTTAACTAAAAAGAATAAAGTATTAGTTGATGAAAATGATTCTCTTAAAGTAGAACTTTCTAGCTGTAAAGATAAGTGTTCACAGTTAGAAAAAGAATTAGCTGAAGTACAGGCTGATTTAATAGATGCTAATGCTAAATTAGCAAAAATAATAGAAATTGCGGAGGGTAAATAATTATGGAAGAATTTGCTATTATTAAAATTGCTGCAGGTGTAATGATTTGTACGGAAGTCATTAAAGGAATGTTTTTCCAAGATGAAATCTTAAAAAATAGATTTGTCCCTGCAATTGCCATTGCCTTAGGTGTTTTATTTAATGCTTGGGATAATGGTTTCATTATGAATTATGATATTTTCTTGGGAGGATTAGCTAGTGGCTTCACTGGTATTGGAGCTTATTCAACTGTTAAGAGTGTTATTACAGCTAATCAATTATCTAAGGAATTAAAAGAATCTAAAAAATTAGAAGAAGAAGAAATCCAAGGTTAGGAGGGATAATTATGATAAGAGGTACTACTCCTACTTTTATATTAAAATTAAAAGATGCCTCTGTTGATTTAACTAAAGCTGCCAATGTATATGTTAGTTTTAGTCAAGGTAATATTAAAATAATTAAGAGTGGGGATGACCTTACGGTCTCCCCACTTGAAGTAGACGTTTACTTAACTCAAGCAGAATCTCTAAGATTTAATGGTAACAGTACATTGAACATACAATTGAACTGGACATATGAGGACGGTTCCAGAGCTTGCAGTAATATTGTTAGTACTGATGTAGGCATTAATTTAATAGGAAAGGTTTTAGAGTAAAAATATGAACAACGGGGATATTATTCAAATACCAATTGTTGTTCAAATGGATGTTCTTGAGAATAGTAACGTTTATGAATTGGCTGTAGATAAAACTGTAAATGAATTTGTTTTAACTTTAGATACAGCTGTTATAGCAGAAATAACTGACGTAGATAAATATGAAGGGGATTATATTATTACTCCTTTGGCATATGAATCTCAAACATTAGAAACCAAACAAAAACTTTGTACAGAAAATATTGTTGTTAAAGAGGTTCCAAAATGGGAAACCAGCAATTTATCAGGCGGTTATACCGTTTATATTGCGACTGGAGGTGTGTAGTTTATGGCAATCAACAAAGTTAAATATGGGGAAACTACTTTAATAGACCTCACAGGCACTACTGCTACTTCTAATACCATATTACAAGGATATGGTGCTTATGGCAAAGATGGTGTGTGGATTGATGGTATTGCTAAACAAAACACAGGCATGGAAAGTGTAACTCAAGACCAAGAAGGTTTTGTTATATTAGATGATGATGAAGGCAATCAGATTGCTGTTAATCCACTATCTGTTACTGAAAATGGTACTTATAG